GGGGTTGAGCACTATATTGAAAATAGCACGACTACAGTTGCAAATCAACCGTATACTCAGTCTATCTACGTAAAGGCAGCAACCGCCCCAAGCTTTTCCTTTATGGTCGTAGCTATTGGCTCTATTTCCACTACATCTAGTATCAAGTTTAATCAATCAGCAGGGGTATATAGCCCCGCGTCTCAAACAAACGGGCTTATAACATCTGCGACCGCAATAGCGGTGAGCGGCGGGTGGTATCGTTGCACGGTAGCATACGCCTTAAACGGTACAGTTACTACTCATTCTTTACGTATATATCCTAATATTTCAGGCTTATACGCTGGTACAGGCATTGGTAATTATTTCTGGGGCGCTCAGATCAACGCAGGCACACTGCAAACCTATAACCAGACCACCAGTGCCACCTACTTCGGCCCCCGGTTAGACTACGCCCCTGCCACGCTTGCGCCGCTGGGGTTGTTGATTGAGGAGCAACGGACGAACGGCATCAGCAATAACACAATGCAGGGCGCGGCGGCGGGGACGCCGGGGACGCTGCCGACAAATTGGCCTAGTGGCGCACTATCCGGATTGACGCAAACTATCGTCGGCATCGGCGCAGAATCTGGTATTACTTACATTGACATTCGTATTAATGGCACGACAACCAGCGCACTGTTTTATCAAATCCTTTTCGAAAATGTAAACACAATAGCCGCTTTACCCAACAGCATTTGGAGTAATAGTTGTTATGTAAAGCTGGCGGGCGGTTCAACAACTGGCGTGAGCGCCATTAAGCTGGTGGTGACCAATTACAACGCTGTTTCTGTGCCGTTGAATCAGTTTTTGGTCAACACCATTACCCCAACAGCGGCGGCGCTAAACACCCAAAGCTTCACGCAGACTTCGCTGTCAACCACATTTTCAGACGTAACGACTGCGTTTGTTCGGCCATTTGTTCAAATCGAAGCGCCAATTACTACCGCCATTGACATCACCCTCCGAATTGGCCTGCCCCAGATTGAGCTAGGTGCTGTTGCAACATCGGTGATCCCCACCTACGGTGCCTCTGCGACAAGGGCGGCAGATATTGCAACGATGACTGGCGCAAACTTTTCGTCTTGGTACAACCAGACGCAGGGAACTCTTGTATGTAAATTTGAGGCTTCTGCCAACTTATTTACATCATACGTTGTGTTATCAAACGGCGTTACAGCGCAGAATTCTTGCCACTTTGATAATGACGGCGTAGGAAATATGCGTTCAGTGTTTTACTCTTCCTCAGTATTGCAGTCAGCATTAGGGTTGGGGGCGATAGGTACTGTTGGTACGGTTAACGCAATTGCTTCTGCCTACTCTGTCAATGATTTTGCCGCGTCACGCAATGGTGGGGCGGTTGTCACTTCTGGGGCAGGCGCTGTTCCCGTGTCACTAACGCAGATGAACATTGGGGCTGATCCCAGCGGGGCTGCGGTAAACGTAACCAACGGCCACATTCGCAGCATTGTCTACTATCCCTACCGCATTTCTAACGCCCAATTGCAAGCTCTTTCAACGTGAACGACTATTACATCCGAGTTAAGGCATCTGACCGCGATGAGATGCGTAGGGTTCTCCGGGCGATTAACGTCATGAGATTGCAAAATGGGGAACTTGTTCCCAAGCATGAAGGCGATGCGTGGTATGAAGTGGGGCGTATTTGCGACTGGCAGAATCCTGTGGATTGGCTAAGAGAGCCAGTTTCGGGGGAGGCGTATTGGCACTACAATCTGCGGACAGACATAAACGTTCGCAAGCGGGTTAAAGACCTAGTTGCGCTTGGTGACCCGGATGCGATTATTCTAGACTCTGAAAAAGGGCGATGGTTTTCAAAGTTGAATGGAGATGGTGATGACGATACGCCATCAATGCCTAGGAATGTTTGGCTCTAGTTTGTACTCATAGAGGATTTACCATGCTGACCAAATTTCTAGTCGCAGCAGTACTCGCCGTTGCGCTGCCCGCCCAAGCGGACATAGTTATGGAAGCGCAAGGCCCGCAGGGTCACCGCCTGGAATTGCACAACACCACCGCACCGGAATGCCCGGCAGAGACGCTGCACGCGGTGATGGTGTTTCCGGATGGTAAGGAACTGCAAGGTTGTTGGAATGTCAACAAGCGCGGGGTGCTTATCGCGTTTGATGATGGTGACGTTGCGCTGTTCCCGCACAGCATCTTCCACAAGCCTACTAAGCTCTAGGATAGGTCAACGATCCGCATCACGTACTTTTTGGCGGCGTTGAGTCGCCACCCATGTACTTCTATGCGGATGCCAGCTTCTCTGACGATTCCCAGCGTGGGAGAAGCCTCTATCTTCTTGATGCGGTCAGAGACGGCGCTAGCAGTTACCTGCACTGCTAGCACCTCATCCTTGCGGATTGCCAGGATGTCAGCCCAGCCCCAGAGATCCTGACGGATTCGCGCGAATGGGTTCCAATGCTCAACGATAGCGCACAGGTATCCCTGCTCTCGCAAGTACTCTAGCGACCTCTGGGTTGGGCTTGTCTTTGCCATGATTACTTGGGTTTTGCCCAGATCACTCGTCGGCAAAGGGTGGGGGTGGTCGGCTCATCAAAAAAAACCCGCTCGAAAAGCCGCAGCTTGTTTTCGTCATCGTGAAACATTTCCGGGTAAATGCGCTGGATCTTGCCGATCACGTCGTCCAGTTTAGGATTATGCGCTGACGAATGGTAGCCTGTTTTGCCTACAGGCCGGACAGCGTCTTTCAGTTCTTTCCTGCAAAAATCGTTGAGCATGGTGTTCTCCTAAAAAGGACAATCTGATTCGTCATCGTCCTGGCGCTTGGGAGGATTCCGGCGATAGGATGGCTGCACTTCCGTGGGGGCGTTCTCCTCTGCCTTCTTGCGCTTGAGCCAGGTGTCTTCCTTGATCGACAGCAGAGTAGTCCCCCGTGCTGTCTTGCGCTCCCAGAAAGCCATCTTCAGTTTTTCCCCGGCCTTGTAATCCATCTCCAGGACAAGAAATCCCTTGTAGTCTGGTGCCTTTTCAGACCTCTTGTCATCTTCCCAGTACGCCACCCCACTGCCTGGCAGCTCTTTGTGCGGATTACCGTTACTCACTTTGTATACCTCTTCTGGTTTGTAGGAGCCTGACAGTCGGACCATCAGGCGTTGGATTGCTTCCCTGTTTTTGGGAAGGATGTCAGCTAGAGACTTCACCGGAGTCAAGCAGGTTAACGTTAGCATCCTCAAGATCCCGGATCTTGGCCGCCTTCGTCTGTTCATCGAACTTTGGGCTCATAGCGATACGGGTCTTGAGAGCGTTAAAACCCAGATTCCAATCTTCCAGGCTTTCGTAGCTCTTGTAAGGCTCTTGAGTTCCGGGGATGAACAGGTCAAACCCTTTGCTCACCTGCTGTTCTTCTACCACCTCTACCATCTGCAAGGGCTTAGAAGCCGCAGGAGTCGCTGCAAAGTCCTCTACCTCATCTGGGGTGTACGTACCCACTACGCAGCCTGGGAAGACCGTCCTGATGCCTTCTGAGATGCACCGTGCCCGCAACATCGCACGCGGGTAGTTCTTCCAGTTGTCCTTGCTGGTCAGGCCGATAGACTTGGCCTGGGCAAAGGTCCATGTCAGCTTCAGAGATCCACCAGCCGGGTGTGAGAACGTGCCTGTTACCTCTTGATCGGTATAGACATTCCACTCGACCTTGCCCCCTGCTTGCTGGAACCTGGCCAACATCGCATCTGCTTTCAGCGTGGGGCGGCCCTGAATGATGTGGAAGTCGCGCACTGCGATAGCCGGGTGGATGCCTTCGCCTTGGCAGAGAAGCATCAGTGCAAAAGCCTGCTCCGGGGTCTTCATCCCGAATAGGCCAGACTTTGCCATCACGGTCGCCATCTTCTCGATGTCGTTTACGGGTATCAATGCTATGTTGCTCATGTGAACCTCACTTGATCAAGAACCGCCGTGAGCCTGGTTGCTCGACAACGAACTGCTTGTAGATGTCTGGCATGGCTTGCTCAAACAGGCTTGCCGAGAACCGCTTGCTGGCCTTTGCGGCCTTCCAAGTTGCAAGCACCTTGCCGTCAACGGATAGCAGCGTAGAAGCGGTGGACAGGTATCGCTGCAGGCTTACTGCTAGGTCTTCTTCCTGAGCCTCCAGACCCTTGATGTTGGCTTTGATGAGGGCAAGGTGGGAGCATAGTCGTTCTGCCCATTCTGTGGCCTGCTTCACTGACCCGTCGTCCGGATAGATCATCCTTGCCTGTGCGGTTGTTTCTGCCGGGCCGACTGTTCCGGTGACTACGTGGCCCCAGTAGACCGCCATCTGCTTGATGTGGTCTAGCTTTTGCTCTTCCGAAATTTGCAGATTAAAGATCTGAAACTCATTGCCGCCGAACAAAACAGCAAGATAGACCGTGTCGCAACCGAAGACTGTGGCTTCATGGACGCATTGAGCCAGGTCAGCAGCAGGAACAATTCCAACTTCAGCATCAAAGTTCTGAGCCGCAGAGGCACGGTAATTCTTAGCCTCGACCAGTATCGGCTTGCCATCCTGCCTCCCGGCAAAGTCAAAGTGGCTCTTGAGCCATCGCTCTTTCGGATGAGTCATCGAGTCTTCTATCTT